ATGCGTTCCAAATTACACGTTAAGGTTACTATTTCTGGTAATGGTTTCCATTATGGAAGGGCAGTAATGTCTTATAATCCTTTACCAGAATTGGATGAGATGACAGTTGATAGGGCTTTTGTTGATGCAGATTTTATTGCTGCTTCACAACGCCCTCATGTCTATCTTGATCCAACAAACTCTCAAGGTGGTGAATTGCTTCTACCTTTCTTTTATCATAAGAATGTGATTGATATCACTGATGATGGTTGGAGTGAATTGGGTGAGATGGTGATCAATGATATTCAGACTCTTAAGCATGCAAATGGAGCCACTGATGAAGTGACTATTAATGTATTTGCTTGGGCTGTTGATCCTAAGTTTGCTATTCCCACTCAGAAAGAACCTTCAACTATCACTGCTCAAGCTGCTGAGGTTGAACCTCAAGCAGGTGATGAGTATGATAAGAAAGGAGAAGGAGCTATTAGTCGTGCGGCAGGTGTTATTGCTGCTGCGGCTGGTAAGCTCACTACTATTCCTCCCATTGCTCCTTTTGCAAAAGCTACTGAAATAGGTGCTAGTGCAGCAGGGGCTTTGGCCACGCTATTTGGATATTCCAGACCAGCGATGTTAGAGTCATGTCAATACCGTCCTAACACAAAATCTAATTTTGCTGTTACCAATGTGTCGGATGACGTAGTTAAGCTTTCTGTGGATGCGAAACAGGAGCTTTCGATAGATCCTCGAACTGTTGGTCTTGACAATGTTGATGAACTTGGTATCAATTACATTGCAGGGAGAGAAAGTTATTTAGTTAACTTTCCCTGGACGTTGGGTACCGCATCAGAAACTTTGTTATGGAATGCAGTCGTGGATCCTGGTGTCATGCGCACAAATTCTGGTGAGTATCACTTACCAGCTTGTGCTTTTGCATGTATGCCTTTTCGATATTGGCGTGGTTCAATGAAATATCGTTTTCAGGTTGTTTGTAGCAAATACCACAAAGGAAGACTGAAGATCGTTTATGATCCTGCAGAAACTCCTTCTAGTGGAAATGCTGAATACAACACTGCTTATACGACAATCATTGATATCGCTGATACTACCGATTTCACAATTGATATTGGTTGGGGTCAAGAGACCACATATCGTGAACATTGGGATTTTGGTTCTGTGTCTACTACAATTATGCAGAATACATCCCGATTAGCTTACGATTCAAGTGTGACAACTGTTGGTAACGGTACTATTTCAGTATATGTTGTCAATGAGTTGACTGTCCCCAATACAACAGCAAATAATGATATTGCTATTAATGTCTTCGTTTCAGCAGGACCAGATTTTGAAGTAGCAGTTCCAACGATGAAGAATTTGCGTCGTATGAGAACTACTACGGATACTGTCCTTACTGCTCCTGAAGCCCTTGAGGTTGAACCCCAAGCGGCTGAGGATGAGAATGACGGAGACGAGACGGAGCGTATGGATTCGAAACCTCATCATTCACCAGTAGTTAATACTATGGCGGCTAAAACGTCGCTTACAGATAAAACTAATCTGGTACATTTTGGTGAGCATATTCGATCTATGCGTCAACTCCTCAAGCGTTACAATGTGTACGAC